GCGGACTGTGTTGTTGGCATATCAATTGTTGAACTCGGTCCCATATTTGCATTGGCCTGGATTTCAGCAAAGGAGAGAGCATATCTGTAGTGGTAGAAACGGCTGAGTTGACCGGCCATTGTGCCCGTCACCTTATAGTCCTCCTCGACACCCTGGAGATTGACTACCTTATTTCCCAGTGTAGTATTACTATTAAATTTGGATTGGCCAAAGATAATCAGATTCTGGTAGTTCTGGTAAGGGTAGGTCTTCTCCATCGGAATACGCCCCTTCAGATTTCCATTGATATAGACCTCAAGAGTATTTGCACGGAATACAACGGCTACATAGAACCACTTCTGCACAGGTACATTTTGGATGTCCACATAACTGTACCATGACTTGTAGGAATTCATGAAGATGCGCAGTGTATTCTCATCTGAGCGAACGAATACGGCCGGGCCTAGAAGCGGGAACGGTGTCGAGTAGCCCTTGTAGAACACATGCTTGAGACCATCACTTGTATCAAAGGTCGCCGGGTCAATGAACAGAAAGAAACTGTATGTAAATTCAACGCCTGTAAATTCATTGTCTGACGGAAGCAGCATTTTACTGTTCGGGTCACTGGGATCTTGGCGAACAACAATGGACTGACTGCTCATAATCGTATTCGGCACAATGACCGTCTTTGACATCGAGTACTTGTAATAGGTCTTTACGAGTGACTCAAAACTGAAGAAAATCAGAAAAATAACTATGCCCGCAATGAGTGCAAGGAGAATCTGCGGGATGAGTCCGTTTCCAAATATGAAACTGCCACTGCTGGTATTCAGAGGCGCCTCCATCACAATCTACAAACTGTAGATATTCTATACAAAGGAATCGACTTATGAAGACGTCTCATTTGTAAATATAGATGTGTCACTTACGTTGATTTCGCTACTACAGGTGCAGGGGGCATAAGTTGACCAAAGAATGATTTGATTGATGACCATAAATCACCTGATGAGCCGGAAGGACCCGCCATGTAGATACGATAGGTTTCATCCGGAGAAAGTGCGTAGTTGTAGAAGTTGACGCCTGACAGACTTCCATTCCAGTCTGTCTTTACACGAGAACCACCTGTTCCAACATCAGGATTCAGGATGAAGAAATAGAGAGGTGTTGATGTAGAACCATTCACTTGGAACTGTCCCTTGAGCACACAGGAGCGTGAGAGACGGCCATCCATGTAGACATCGCACAGATTGTTGTTCAGTACAACTGTTACATTCACCCAGCGGCCAAACTCCACATTCTGCACATTGCAGGGAGAGGCTGTATCACTATCAGGACTGGTTGTCATGAAACTATTAAAAACGAAACTCTGGCTACTACCGTCATTTACACGAACATGGAGTGTATTTGTCTTACCACCAAGTGCTACAATTAGAGTGGAGGCATTATCAGTAGCTGTTCTCCCCAGATTTAGGATGTGGCGCTTATTGGTCGTGTCACTTCCAGCACCCGTTACATACATCCAGAACGATACAGTCATTTCACCGCCCGTAAAGATGTACTGCGATAGTTTTATATCATCCTGTGATGTGCCAGGATATTGAATCAGTGTAGTGGGTGAAGCAATCGGGTTAGGCACAATTGAGGCCTTTGTCTGTGTCTGCGTAACATTGAACAGGTAATCGTAGAGGTAATACAGCAAGACACCTGCTACAACAAGTATCACAATACCACCAACAAGTCTACCTAGTGAACCCGCAGGTGTTGCAGTGGCGGCAGCGTTCATTCTGTTTGAGCAAGGGTTTTAGTAATCGGACTTCCATACAACGAGAGGATTGCTTGGGCGCACGGAAGGGCCTGAAAAACAATTGCCGGAAGGACATAGATTGAGATTTAATGAAGGAAAGAGTGAGTCATAAGGCTCTCCTAGTGTATTCGTATTAGTGGAATAATCGGAGGCAACTTCAGATGCGGTCATTGCAGATGTCTTTGAAAGCAGATAGGAGGCTCTGCCTGTAAAAGTTCCATTGGATAAAGCAAGTCTTGTTGCAGTGGGCTTCGGAACATTCGTTGTTTTAACAGAGGCGGCCAATTGACCATTGTAATACACATCATACTTGGATCCCTCGTGAGAGAGTGTAAGCATAACCCACTTCTGTTGAGGGAACGGCGGCAGTGGAAAGGTTTCAATATATGACTTGCCAGTCTGGTTGGTTGTCTGTATACAGAGTTGTGTCTTAGGAAGTCCAGGACGAGATGCATCAGGGGCCTGTAGGAGTTCAATCCAGAGAGACGTGTCAAACTGAAGGAGTTTTGCAAATCCAGGATGGGTGCACGTGCTCGTTGAAGTATCACAGATATCGAATGAATCCGTAGTAGAGTTAAAATTTGCAGTGTTTGTAGTGGTATCGTAAATTGCCGCAGTACGAGGAAGTGACTGTATATAGTAAAAAATACGGAAACTTGAACTCTGATTCTTTAAAAAATTCGACACATAAGTGGCATCATTTGTTACCCAATTTGTTGAAGCTTGATTGCCATCAAGAATCCAAGGACCTGGATCAGAACTTTTCGTTATTTTAGGTGTAAAAAATATGCTAAATGCATAAATTGTAACTATGATAACAAGCGCCGCGATGAACCAGATGATCATCTCTCTATTGAAGAGCAGGAGTTCCTATCCCACGCATTTCACCGGAAGAGACTACACGCTCCACTGTTCCTAAGTTTCGTACGACTACATTGGCAGAAAAGCGTGAAGGAACACTAAAAAGAGTGTCCTTGTCTCCACCCATCGGTATCTTTCCTCCAAAGGTTGTACTTGCAGCCCACTTACCATTCAAGTAGAGTTCCATGATTGAATCGCTGACAACGATGCCCACACGATATGCTACATTGGGTATGATATCTGTGGAGACATGGAGCCAATTAGGTGTACCACTTGTAGTTGCGGCAACCGCAAGATAGACAATAATTTTGGAAGCACCTGCATCATAAAATGCAATAAGAGATGGGTCAAGCGGAACACCGAGCGTGGCATCATTCAGATACGGAAATGTCCGTATGGGCTGAACCATCGTTGCCGCAGTACCCGTTGGGGTGGATATTCTTGATGCTGTGATGGCACCTGCAATGGCTTGGACATCGGCACTCGTGCACTGTGATCCTTGAGGGAGTGCTCCAGTCGCAAGTGTAGTTGTTGCTGCAGTTGCTGCGCCGGCTGCAGCAGTGGCAGCACTTGCAGCAGTTCCAGAGCCTGCTGTTGTCTTGTAGGCAAGTACATACTTCATGTTTGTATCGGCAGTAGGAATGGTGGCAATCACTTTAGTATCAAAAAAGAGACTGAAATTCTTTGTCGGAAGTGTCTTTGTTGCAGCAGTATCTACAAATAAGTTCGCAGGATCCGAATCTGACCAAGAATAGGTCCAATCGGATTGAGGAATATGAATGAGAGCATTTGGCGTCGAGCCAAAATCAAAGATTGGATAGATTGTGTAGTTAATAATAACAACAACGAGGGCCAAGATAAAAAGTACCATGAGGCCCCAGATTAGATACGGCGTGACCGATGCAATGAATCCTTCACCTGTGTTCGCCGTAAAGGAGACTGACGGAGGTGCGATATAACGACTTGTCATCGCAAGGGCATTGCGAATCTTTTGAGCATAGTCTTCAGTACTCATTCCCCTTCTTCTTTATGATGTTTTCTTGTTTTTCCAGAAAACTTTGACTTAGCAGCCTTGGCTAAATCACCCTTTTTGGGGTCGAACTTAATGCGCTTGTAGTATTTGCGTGTCTGCCCCTCATCGCATTGACGGAGTTTATCACGAAGATAGCAGACAAAGGAGATTCGTGTAAAGTTTTTGTTTGTACCGAATGTTCCAGTCGTCGGATCATCCTTGTAGATATCAGGAAGTGCCTTATTCTTCTTGGCCTGCTCAGGTGTCTCAGTTAGTTCTGTATTACAGTGCCATTGATGCACATCCATGGCCAAGAAATCACCCGTGCGAATATTAAACCCAATACCGTATTGCGGAAAGAGTGTATATCCGCCAGAATAGTCTCCACGTTCAATCACGGAGAGATTGCCAAATCCGTCCATAAAATCACCTGCATCGCAATGGAGGGCTGTACGGAAATTCCGATTTAGTGTCACTGAACTGAAGCATGTATTTTCAATACGGTACATGGGCTTCTTTGAGGCGGCGGCGTGCTGTTTCTTATGTGCTTCGGGCACTAACTGCTTAAATTTATCGTCAACGGCTTCAATGAATGGAATACCGTGCCTGTACTGTTTGAAGAATCGCTGAGTATAACTCGTCAGACGGCACGGAAGTCCCATGAAAGGTGTCTTTTCAAAGAAACCCAGCACACTGCTCATTACATTGTTGTTTACACGCATCTTGCTGACTTTTCCATTCTGTATGTACTTCGCCGACCACTTTGTGATTTCTGTAGGATTACGTTTCTTCCAGTAGGCTGATTTTGTATCAATGGGTCCTGCTGCAGCACCG